TTATTCAACCGCTTGTTGAGAAAGATTTAGAAGGCGATCAATCGCTTTTAGCGCATCTAACGCTTTCATTTCGAGACTTAAAAAGTGCATTTTCGGCACGCCTGCATCTTGTGGGTTAATACGGATAAATCCACCCTTTTTTGCTTTCGCCGTACGTTCAGAAAATCGACGCACAGTTGGAATGGCTTTCCCCGCACCAAGTTCGATGACGACGAGATTTTGCACTTCTTTTAACCATAAATCGAGCTTATTTCGTTTTAAATTTTGATAATTACTGCTGTAAAAATAATCGTCAAACATAAGCACATTTTGTCTTGCTAAACGCTGACAATAAGGGCAACGAGGCGGCTCACTCAATAAGCGTAAGTTTTCGTTATCCACCACTGGTTGAAATTCTTTTGCTGACCAACTTAAATCGCGGCAATTATGCGCACACTGCAAACGCTCTAATGTGCCATGAACTTCATAAATGCGCCCTTCTTCAAACCCCGCTTTCTGAAAATGCCCATCCACTGTGGGGTAGTGACAATATTTGCATAGAAAGAAACAAAAAAATTTGGCGCGAAAAAATGCGGTGGAGCCCCTGTTTGTGGGGCTTTGTTGTTTTTAAGGGGTAATAGTTATGCAAATAATGAAAATGGTGGGGATTGGTGAAAAATGGGCGGAATTTGTGTTTTTATTTGCATAGGAATAGGCGGTTTTTAAATGGTTTTTAAACACTTTTAAAGACCGCTTTTAATTTGAGGTATCAAGTAATACTTGATAACTGAATTTATGTTTAAAAATTTCGGTAACCCAACACAACTTGACCAATCACAAGCAGGCTGTCCGCCTCTTCTGCTGTGAGTTTTATTGGGCGGTATGCGCTATTGTCGCTGAGTAGCTCTACCCCGCTAAATGTGCGTTGAATGCGTTTTATCAGCATTGATCCTTGATTGTTTAAAACAAAGATTTTGCCATCAATTAACGTTTTGCTGGCATGATTGACGATAATGTCCTCACCGTCTTTTAGCGTGTCATCCATGCTATCGCCGCATACTCTGTACTTGCCGCAGTCTTCTGCTTTTAACCCTCTTGCACGCAACCATTCGCTTTCTATCTTGGTTTTCTTGATTTCAGGGTAATCCCCGTTTATGCCACCATAACCTGCCGTTACGATAACATCACGGCAGTCGTCAATCCATTCAAACTCTTCATCTTCGGCAACGCTACGTGAATTTTTGCTTTTCTGCAGAGCGGTTGTATTGGAATTTTCATCTAGCGTTGCGTCAGGTTCTCCGGTCAATAAATAACTCGGTGAAACTTCCAATTCTTCGGCAAGGGTAATAATCATTGATGCCACAGGCTCAGTTTGATTTGTTTCCCAATTCTGCAATGCGGATAGCGAAAGACCTAACTTTTCCGCCATAGCATTTCTTGAAACTTTTTTAAGTTCTCTTAGCTCTCTGATCCGATTTCCGATGGATGAGTTGTTTTTAAACTTAACTCTCATAACTTTAAAAAACTCCTGTGAAAAATTTAATGTTTTTAAAGTTGAATTAAAAGTTATTAATTTCAAGTAGATAGATAAAATAACCATTAAATCAATGTTTAAATTTTAATCAATTAACTTTAAAATAAACTTTTTAAAGTTTACTTAGTTGTTTTTATGGTTTAATATCCTCATCAGATTAACTAAAGGGGTTATCTAATGAGGACATTAATGGAAACTAAAAAAACAGCTATTGATTGGCATCGAGAAGACATCAAAGCTGCACTAGCAAAAAAAGGTTGGTCATTGCGCCAACTTTCTTTAAAGCATGGTTATAGCAACGGTAGCACATTAAAAAACGCGCTAGACCGTCCTTGGCTCAAAGGTGAACGCATTATAGCTGAAGCCATTGGCGTTCCTGCCGAAGTTATTTGGGCATCACGTTATGAGCAACGTAACCATAAAAAATATGCCGATAGATAGTTTTGAGGTTATTTATGAGAAATGACAACCTAAAAACACACTACTCAGCCAAGGAACTACTTAATTTAAGTTTATCCTGTTTACCTAATTCAGTGCAAGGAATTATTTATCAAGCTAAGAAGAATGGTTGGGCAACTCAAAAAAGAGTTGGTAAAGGTGGCGGTGTTGAATATGCAGTTTCTACCTTGCCGGAAGATGTACAAACCGCAATTAGAGATCGTTTTGCTGTTGCGGTGATAAGTAAACCAAAACAACTCCCAACGGTTAAAAATCTGAACCTTGCCGACCTCACCACTAAACAGCGCGAAATTGCTGATGCACGCATGGCTTTAGTGGCTTATGTGAGCGAATTGGAACAGGTGCAAAGCCGAATCAAAGCCATCACCCACCTATGCAATGCGGCAAAGTGCGGTGAAATTTCGGCGGATTTGATGGCGTTAGTCTCCACGGCTAACAGCAAAAACGGCAATAACTGCGGTCGTGTGTTATCACCAAGAACCCTGAATCAGTGGGTGATTGATTATCACAAATGCAAAACAGCCGAAGAAAGATTGCGTGCGTTGGCACCGGGTCAACGTCAGGCACAAAAATTGGAAGAATTGGCATGGTTGCCTGATTTTTTGGTGGCTTATCGCAACACTAACGGCGTAAACGTCACCGAGGCTTACGCCATTTTTAAAGCGCATTGGCAGGCGCACTATGCTGACCAGCTGTTAATGATGGCACGTTTACCAAGTCTTGACAGAGTGCGTCGCGGATTATCCAAACTGCCACGCCACATTCGCGAAATCGGCCGTAAAACAGGGGCAAGCCTGCGCGCCTTAAACACTTATGTTAAGCGCGATTGGTCGGTGTTAAAAGCGAATGATGTGTGGGTGGGTGATGGCCACTCCATGAAGATGAAAGTGCAACACCCTGATCATGGTCGCCCGTTTATCCCTGAATTGACGTTAGTCATGGACGCACCTAGCCGCTTTATTGTTGGTTGGTCAGTCAGTTTGGCGGAAAACGCGTTAGCCGTTGCGGACGCTATCCGAAATGGGATTGAGAACCACGGCATACCGGCTATCTATTATTCAGATAACGGGGGCGGTGAAAAGAACTGGACGTTAGATGCGGATATTACAGGGATTTTGCCCCGTTTAGGAATTAACCACCAAACAGGGATTCCGGGCAACCCACAAGGGCGCGGGATTATTGAACGGGTGAACCAAACTTTAGCGATTCGCATTGCACGCCAGTTTGAAACCTATCACGGACGTGGCGCAGACCGTGACACCGTGCGACAAACATCCACGGCAGTGATTTCGCTTGATAAAGCGATTCGACAAGGACGCACCGAACTGACCAACAAACAACGTTGGGCGGTGGGTAAATTGCCAACATGGAAACAGTTTATTGATGCGGTGGAAGAAGGTATCCGTTGGTACAACAACGAACATGTGCACCGTGAAATCGGTTGCACACCGGCACAAAAACGCCGTGAGTTATTAGCCGATACTGAGTTGTTATTGATTACCCCGATTGAAGCACGCGACCTATTCCGTCCAAGTGTGATGCGTGTGGCTCAACGAGGCTGGGTATCAGTGTTTAACAACCAATATTTCAATCAGAAACTGCTTGATGTGGACGGCAAAAACGTGCAGGTGGCGTTGGATATACATAACCCAAGTGCGGTCATTATTCGCGACGAATCAGGGGCGTTTATTTGCGAAGCCATCTTAGACGGCAACAAACGCGACGCATTCCCGTTGAGCTACGTTGAAAAAGCACGCAAAGACAGACACCAACGCCGCGCGAAATTGAAACAAGAACAACTGGACGAAATTAATGCGGAATTGAACCCGGTCATCAGTATCGCCCACAACTCAGGCGCAGAGCTATTACACGGCTTACGCGCAAGACAAGTCAACCGCTTTGACGAGGACGAAGAAATTGCGTTGTTGCCAAGCGAAATGAGACGTCAACAACAGAAAGCAGTAGGAGCCAAATAATGAAAGAACGCATTCTGAGATATACGTACCACGGGCGAATTGGGCACAATCGCCAAATGTATTTTTCTTATAAGTTGATTAAATGGAAAGGAAAGATGGTTGAAATCAGACCAAAACAAGACTTCTTAGAAGTTTATAGCCTAAACGGCTACTTAATTTGCACCGCATCAAGATTAATTACAAATACAGGAGCACTAGCATGAAAGAACAACTTGCAAGATTTATGCAACAGAAAGGGCTAACCCAAACACAAGTGGCCAAAGCCCTCGGCAAGTCCAACGCCGTTATCAGTCAGTATTTAAAAGGCATTTATAAAGGCGTGACCAAAGACATCGACGAAGCAGTGGAACGCTTAATCCGTCGCGAAAAAGACAAAGTGGTTGAGCGCAATTTTAACAGCGAATTTGTGCCGACTTACGCCGCAGAACGTTGCCTTGATGTGGTGCATATCGCCCATGTCGAAGGCGAAATTAGTGTGGTTTATGGCGCGGCAGGCTTGGGAAAAACCAAGGCATTAAAACAGTATGTCAGTCAAAACCCTGAAACAATTTTTATCGAAGTTGAGCCAAGTTGTAGCCCGAAAGTGTTGCTAAAAAATCTCTGCCACCAGTTGGGATTGAATGAAGTCGGGGCTAACCATGAACTGTTTACCCGTATCACCGAAAAATTGGGCGAAGGTCGCTTAATTATTGTGGACGAAGCAGAATTGTTAAGCACGAAAAGCCTTGAATATATCCGTCGAATCCATGACTTGACAGGCTGCGGTGTGGTGCTTGCCGGTATGCCTCGCCTACTGGTTAACTTGAAAGGGAAATATGGCGAATTGGCGCAACTTTATAGCCGTGTGGGCTTGGCTTGTGACTTGGGTAACCAGTTAAGTGAGGAAGACATCCACAAACTGGCAGAGAACGGCTTAGGTACGGACGAATTTAACCAAATCCTATTTAAAGCCAGCCATGGCAACGCCCGTCGCTTAACCAAACTTATGCGCGGTGTGATTCGTGTGGCCGAAATGCACGGTAAAAAGATTGACGAGAAGTTAATCAACTCTTATGCAGGCATGTTAATCAACTAATTAAACCCAAGGAGCAACCAAATGAGCGAACAAATGAACCGCGTAGCGTATGCGTTAAGACGTGAAGGCGTACAAATCGTTGAAAGTAAAGACGGCCGTTTTCCAAAAATGGTGATTTTAAACCCGAGCCGTCGATTACAGGAAAAAGGCGTGCAAATGACCACCGTCAAAAATGGCGTGCATATTGTGCGAAACGTGGCAAATGAACAAGGCGTTATGGTCTATTGGGCTTAAGGGGGAGAGGTGCCTAAATATCGTCAAATCTACGCCGTATATCGCGGAGAAGAGAATCTAGGCGACGGCACGGCGGAAGAACTAGCAAAGAAATTTAATATTAGAAAAAAAACACTGTATGCGATGGGGTCAGAAGCGATCCTAAAGCGTAACAAAGGCAACAGATTAATCGTAATTAAATTAGATAAAGAAGAGGTTTAAACCATGAAAGTGATGATTGAAGGTAAAGAATATTGGCGCGATGCCAAAGGCAATTTAACGCCTGCTGAGTTGGTGAAAGAAATCGACAAAGCGCGTGATGCGCTCGTGCACGAATGGGTAGAACGTGGTCGTGATTTAAGCAAAGCCATCAGCCATTTCAAAGAAGGCATTTTTGGTGATGTACAAGCTTTTATTGAGCTTTCTGCCGAGAAATATGGCGCGAAAGTGGGTGGTAATAAAGGCAATGTGACGCTGTTTAGTTATGACGGCAAATACAAAATCCAACGCGCCATCAACGAGAGCTTGCAGTTTGACGAACGTATTCAGGCTGCCAAAGTATTGATTGATGAGTGCTTGAATGAATGGAGCGAAGGCTCACGCCCTGAATTAAAAGCGTTAATTGAACGTGCATTTAATGTGGATAAGGAAGGCAATTTGAACACCTCACGTATTTTGGGCTTACGCCGCGTAGAAATCCAAGATAGTCGCTGGCAAAACGCAATGCAAGCAATTAGCGAAAGCGTGCAAGTGGTAAGCAGTAAGGCTTATGTGCGACTTTATGAGCGTGTTGGCGAAACCGATCAGTATGTGCCGATTGCGTTAGATGTAGCGGGGGCTTAAAGCTTATTTAAATGCCCTTTTAATCTCCCCTAACCCCTCTTTACAAAAGAGGGGCACGGAATGAGGGGCATTAGTAATAGGTTTTAATCATTAACAACTAAGGAGCATATATGGAAAAACTACGAACCTATAAAGATTTTAGCACGCTAGCGGTCGAAATGGAGCGTGCTGGTGCATGGGAAACTGCTGAGGCTGCCTGGCAGAGAGCTGCTATTGTTGCTCGAAAAAGCGAAAATGAAGAATGGGCATTAAACCGCCAAAAGATGTGTGCGCATTATGTCAAAAATCCAAGCAGAAGACCGGAGGTGAAGCATGGCTAAGTATGTGGCACGCTTTTATTGTTTGGTTGAAGCCGTTGTGGAAGCTGAAAGCAATGAGCAAGTTTTAGATATGTGTGATTTAAATGTGTGTGATGTCAATAAACTGCCACACACCATTACAGAAATTGATGATGTGGTTGAGGTGGAGGAAGTATGAGCGAAAAGAAAGCGCAAGTCACCGAGCAACTGGCACAGATTATGGAGCAAATAGAGGGTGCGAAAGAAATGTGGCTGGATGATGACGAAAAAGGATGCTTGTTGCTGTTGCAGGCGGCAAGCAGAGAAATGAAAAGTGTGGCATGGCGGATTACGCCGGTGTTGGGGTAAATATGGAACAAGACAAACTGCTCAGAAAAATTAAAAAACTGTTGGCGTTGAGTAAGTCAACCAACCCACACGAAGCGGCAAGTGCACTGGCAATGGCGCAAAAACTAATGGCGGAAAATCAGCTTAATCAGTCACAAGTTGAATTTAGCCAATCTCACGCTAAGCAGAAAACCGCCATGAAATCCGCCAGATATGTACACATGCTGATCTCTGTGATTACAAAAGCGTTTGGAGTTGAGGGTTATTTATCTAACGCTTACCCAGGCAACGATTACGGCGAAAACAAAATGCACGTTGTATTTTACGGCGCAGAAGAACGCCCTGAAATCGCATCTTACTGTTTTGATGTGTTATATCGCCGATTACAAGCGGCGCGCAAAGCGTTTTTAGACACGCAAAGTAAGCATCTAAAACGTAGCACGCTGATTGCTCGGGGAGATTCTTTTTGCGAAGGCTGGGTTGTCGGCGTGAATCAAAACGTGAAACAGTTTGCAATGACACCGGAAGAAAAGCAAAAAATGGAAACTTATAAAGCAGAAGCGTTTAAGGAAGAGAAATGGAGCGAAACCAAAATACGTGAGAAAGGAAACTCTAAAGACTACGGTTTGGCGCAAAGTGAAGGCTATAAACAAGGAAAAGAAGTTACGCTGAATCACGGTGTAAATGGAAAAGAGACGGTTAAGTTGGGGGTGAGAAAATGAGTGACAAAATTTATGAGTTTAGAAAAGTTGAAGACTTTTTGCAGTTAACCGAAGAACAGTTTAATCGTTTCTTGCCTGATTTTATCCATTGGTTTGCTATTCGCAAAACATTTATACAAAAGAAACAAATAGCTATCGAAGAGCTTGGTGTTTTTGTGCATGTTAATCCGGAACCAGTTATTAAGTGGAAGGATGATGGAAAAACTGGGGTTGATGGTTACGAAGTAACGATTAGACATCATCAAGATGGCGAAAATGATATAAAAATCAAGGTAAAAAAGGAGTGAAAATGAGCATATTTATCACACATGGCAACCGTTTAATCGACTTTGCTAACCCACAAAATAGCGACATTCATATTGATGACATTATTCATCATTTAGCAATGATTCCACGATTCGGTGGCAAATTAGATGTGCATTATTCCGTGCTTGATCACAGTGTTTTTGCTGGGGTAATAGCTAAAACGTGCTTGAAAGTTGATGATATGACCGCTTTTGCAGTTTTGATGCACGACGCCCAAGAGGCTTTTTTGGGAGATGTTACCAGCCCGTTAAAACAATTATTGCCGGACTACAAAAAAATCGAAAAAGCATTCGAAATGGTTATCCGAGATAAATTTAAGATACGCATCAAAGCCGAAATGGAGATTGTCGTCAAAACCGCTGATATTTTGGCATTAAAAGCGGAAAAACAAGCGTTTATCCAAACTCCTGCGGAGCTCGCTGAGCATTGGCGATTTTTGGACAAATTTCCGACCGTGCCAATATCGCCGCGGGAATATATCAATAGCAAAGCACTGTTTAAAGACGCGTTTAACTACTACAACAAAACTTTAAATTTGAGACTTGAGGAGATTAAATAATGAGTGAAAATAATGGCTGGATTAAGTGTTCGGAGAGATTACCTAAATTATATCATACAGTTTTTAGTGGCATTATCTCAAAAGATGTACTGCTATATGGCATACCATATAACGACGGCGAAGAAGAAATGCGAGTTTTTGTTGGATACATGACAGAAGACAATGAATTTCACACGGATGATATTGGTAAGTGTGATGTTGTTACTCACTGGCAACCACTGCCACAACCACCTATCGACTAAGGATAAAATATGAAATATCAATGGGAATATATCGTTTTTGGTAGCAAAGAGCCAACAGTAGAAGATATAAAGGCGAAGATAAAACAAAGTGAAAGTAAAAAGTATGAAAGCGATCACGATGATGTTGATGGCCTTGTTGAGCAAATTGTTGAAGAAAATAATTGTGATTGGGAGCTGGAGGAAGATGAAAATATTTATATATCAATCTATCCGAAAGGAAAGCCAGAAGAACAAGAGTTATTTGATGTGCATCTTAGTTTAGTTATCCAGGCTACCGCATATCATGAGTGGTCAGGGTTAGATTGATAAAACCCATTTACAGCCCATTAAATCTCCCCTAGCCCCTCTTTACGAAAGAGAGGAATAAGTTAGATGAAGTGGGCTGAGTAATGTGTTTTAAACCAAGTTTAAAGGAGTTTTAAAAGTGAAATTATGCCGTTGCCCGGTTTGCCATAGTGACATCCACTTGGATGCGCTGTTGGAAGATGATGCGGGGCGTGAGATATTGGGGATTATTACCAATTTACGCGGCGATAATGCCCGTGCGTTGGTGAGTTATATTGCCCTATTTAGACCCGAGAAAGCGGCGTTATCTAACGGCCGTGCGCTTAAATTAATGCGTGAGGTGTTGGACATGTATCAGCCGAGTCCGTTGTTGTCCCATGCGCTTATAGAAACCGCCAATGGCGTGATGAAAAACCGTCGTGAGACCCGAAACGTGGTGGCGCTAACCAATCATAACTATCTTAAAAAAGTGTATGAGGGGGCTAAACCGTTATTTGCCGTGGTGCGTAACGAAGGAAAAAGTGCGGTAGAAAGTGCAGATAAATTAGCAGAAGACAAACGGACAGCGGCAATACAGTATATCGAACGTTATGCGGCTATTGGTAAATTGGAGTTTGTTAAGAATATGCCAGAATATTTAGTTTGGAAAGCATGGAAAGAGGAACAAAATGCAACCACAAACCCGTAAACAGATGATCCAAAAGATCCACATTGGCAAAGGCATGCTGAAAATGACTGATGAACAATATAAACGCTTTTTGTTGGACACGGTAGATAAACACAGTTGCACCGTGATGACAGATGCCGAGTTGATGCAAGTATTGCGCGCCATAAAAGCAAAAGGCGCGGTGTTTAGTGCGAAAAATGCGCCAAAACGTCCCGCACCAAGGGCGGATAAAGCGAAATATCTGGCAAAAATCACCGCACTTTTAACGGAATACGGCCTGCCACAGAGTTATGCAGACGGCATGGCGAAAAAAGCATTTGGTATAGATTTTGTGCATTGGTTGGAAGTGTGGCAGTTGAAAAAAGTGGTGCAAATGTTGGCGGTGTATGACAGAAGAAAACAGAAAGCTAAAAATTAGTTGCATAACAACAAATTAAGCGTAAATTAAAGGCTCCTATGGAGCCTTTTTTATTGGAGAAAAATAATGAAAAAACTATTAATTGCTATGGTATGTGGTTTAATTTCTGTTTCGGCCTTTTCAATGACAGATAAAGCCAAAGGAGAACTAAATAAAGCCTTACAGGGAGATTATCAAGCACTCCGTAATTCGGCATACTCTATGAAAAATGGATCTGCTGGCCATGATCTTAATCCGATTGCAGGCTGCGCATTGCGTAAAATAACATTAATTGTGGCACAAAATGAAACTGATACCAGTGATTATAGCAACGAATATGTAGATTGCAAAGCATTGTCGCCAGATGAATCTGAAAAAGCATGGAAGATGACATTGCAGCTACTGCCACAAGTATTGCAATTAAAAGAATAAAGTCGTAAATAATTATTCAGCCTCAGCAATTAAGTTGGGGCTTTTTAATTTTTTTAGGTGTAGAAACCTGCTTTTTGAAATTTCCGTGCGACAATCCGCCTAAATGGTCACAAAGGGGAAATTTTATGCAGTCTGAACTTGAAAGTGTTGCGGGGTATTTACCTGAAATCGTGTTAGAAATGGTGGAACTAGTCGGGTTTACGGATGTAGAGAAGATTATTAATCAGTTCGGTGGGGCTACGTTTCGCTTTACTGACGGAGCAGTGTATTTCCCGCGACTAAAAGCACTCATCGGGCTTGAAAGTGCGGTCAAATTGCGTCATTATTTTCAGGCGGAGGAAGTGTATATTCCGCGTTGTGAAGTCGCCCTGCGTTTGTTACGCAACGAGCGCCTAAAAGCGGATTTTGACTACATCACGCAAACCGAAAAGAAAAGCGGCCGCACGGCAATGTTAGAGCTTTGCCCGAAATATCGTCTTTCCGACCGCCAAGCGTGGGAGATTGTGCGCACGCAACAAACTCCGCAATATCAACAAGCCGCCTTATTTTAGAATTACAGGGTGTGTGGAACTGTCTCCTCCACCCATTCGACCTCATTTAACACAGAATACCCTCAATCATATCAACGATTGAGGGTATTTTTTTTATGTCTTTATCTTTCAAGCAAATTTTTGACCGGCTTATCGGGCATGAGGGCGGTTACGTCGATGATCCACGTGACCCGGGCGGCGAAACCAACTGGGGTGTCACTAAACGCACCGCGCAGGCGAATGGCTATACCGGCAACATGAAAACCATGACGCGCCAACAAGCCTATGAAATCTATTACCGCGCATTTTGGTTGCGTTACAACTGTGAGCAAATGCCGGATGCCGTTGCCTATCAATTTTTTGATGCAGCAGTGAATCACGGCTTTGGCAATGCGAGCCGTATGTTACAGCGTGCGGTTGGTGTGTTAGATGACGGCATTATCGGTAAATACTCTCTTGAGGCCATCAATCGCAATCCAATCTCTGACACGTTAATGGTGTTAAACGGCGAACGCCTGAATTTTTACACCCGATTAAAGAACTTTGACCGTTTTGGCAAAGGTTGGGTGAATCGTGTGGCACAAAACTTGAGATATGGAGCACAAGACAATGAAGTTTAGTTTTAAAAACATTTTTAATCTGTTTAGCCGGGTATTTAAACGCTTTAACCCGAAGATTTATCAGTATAAGAAACGTCCGAAAAAATACAGCAAGAATGCGTGGAGTTATATTGCAAAAGGCAAAGCCACGCCTGCCACTGCGTTATATGCGTATATCGGAGCATTATGATGCGTAAATTTTTTGAGTTATTTACTAATGATAATGGGCGCGCCAGTACTACAGGCTTTATTCAGTTTTTTGGCTTTTTAGTGCTTGCCGGTGTGCTCGTGTATTCGGTTTATCTCGGTCGTGACAATGCGACCGATCTCTATTTGTATTTTGCGTTTTTCTGTGGTGGGTCGGCAGCGACAAAAGGTGCAGTGATGGCATATCAGTCCAAAAACAAACGCAATAACAACAATCAAAACTATCAACCACGGCAACGTCAAGATGACGATGACGGGTATCAAAGACCAGGCTTATGAGGTTAAAAATGAATCTATTACATATTGCTATGACTGCTCTTAGCTCTGCCATTTTGTTGTTGTGGGTAATGTGGCGTCGGGCAAAAGCTAAAACGGCTAATTTAGAGCAAGCTAAAAAACAACTCGAAACACAAAATCAAGTGTTACAAACCCGTGTGAATAACCAAAAGGAACGCAGAAAAAATGAAGAAAACGCTCATAGCAGTACTCGTGACGAGCTTATTGACAGCATGCGGGAATCAAACGACTTGCGTGATTAATACGGCCTGCGATGGCTTTGGCAAAATCTATGCCAGTCGTCAAGATACTACCGAAACCTTACGCCAAATTAAAGCGCACAACGACACATGGCGGGCAATCTGTGGGGGCGAGAATGGAACTACACATTAACGGCATCATGGTGTTTAACGCGTTAGTGTCCATTGCGGTATTTTTTATCGGTCTTTGGTTTAAACGGTTAGATGGTGAGTTTAAGCAATTACATGATGAGGTTGACCAAGTAAAGCGGGATTATCTCTCAAAAGAAGTCTCTAACATCGTCAACAAAAACGTGATGGAAAAACTAGACGCCATCACCAAGCAACTAAACTCTATTACTGAAAAACTCGACAGAAAGGCGGATAAATAATGTCGGCAAGAGAACAAAAACGGTTGGAACAGAAAGCCGAACAAGCCAAAACCAACCAAAAGTTAGACCAAATTTTAGATTTAACCCGTGAAGTTAGTCGCAAAATCGACAAGCTGGACGACCGCGTGGACGATATTGACGCCCGTTTAAAAATGTTGGAAACCCGCATGGATAAATTGGGCATTAAATCCGTTATGGCGGGCGGTTTAGGCGGTTTGGTGGTCTCAGTTGGCTTTGAGCTCATCAAAGCGAAATTCGGGGGCTGATGATGGCGCATGATGAAAAAACCAAGGCTTATGTGCGTCGCTATTATGTGTTTGATTGCTTGACGTTAGAACAGGCTGCAGAAAAAGCCAAAGTATCCTACAACACCGCACGCCGCTGGAAGAAAGAGGCGGAAGCACGTGGCGACAACTGGGATACGGTGCGTGATGCAAATACCATGGCAAGTGGCAAAGTAGAAGACGTGGCGCGCGGTATGCTCACCACTTTTGTGATCTACTTTGAAAAGACCATGGAAGAGCTACGTCATGCGGAAGATTTGCCTGTAAGCGATAAAGCTAAACTGATCCAAGGTTTGGGTGATAGCTATTCGAAAATGGTGGCGAGCAGTAAGCGGTTATTGCCTGAAGTGTCGGAAATGGCGACCGCGATTAAAACCGTCAAAATGTTTGGTGATTTCGTACAGGCGAATAAACCTGAGCTTTTGCAAGAATTTCTTGAATTATTAAACGGATTTGCTGAAACCTTAGACAAGGAGTTCAAATGAATCTCTTTTGTTTCTTTTTTGTCATTATGGCATGCCTTTCCGCTAGAGATGGCGGAAGTTGGGGATGGTGGGTGTTGTGGGCATTACTGGTGAGTGATTAAAGTGCGGTCAATTTTTACGGTGTTTTTAAATGAAAAATAAAGAACTTTTAAATGAGTTGCGCGCCTATGCAGATAGCATGCGACAAAAACTCGAAGCCTCTTTTGACGGTTGGGACGACAGCCCAGAAGCAGTGGTTGAACGCCGTAAAAAAGTATTTGACCCAGTGAGTGGTTACGATTATTTCGTGTCCCATTATTTTCCGCATTATGTGCGTTCGGCATCGCGTTCGGAGTTGCACGATTACTTGTTCAAAACTCTTCCCGAAATATTGCAAGATCCTAAATCGGTCAATATGGCGACTGCAGCGCCTCGTGGTGAAGCAAAATCCACGTTGGTGTCGCAGTTGTTTACGCTTTATTGCTTAGTAACTCAAAAAAAACGCTATGCACTCATTGTGATGGACTCTATCAATCAGGCTTATCCGATGTTGGAATCTATCAAAGTAGAACTGGAGTTTAACCAACGCCTGCGCATCGACTTTCCAGAAGTCGCTGGACAAGGTCGTGTATGGCAAGCAACGACAATTTTAACCAAAGCGAATCAAAAGGTTGAAATTGCCGGTTCGAGTAAAAAATTACGTGGTTTGCGACATGGGGCTTATCGTCCTGATCTTGTAGTGTTGGACGATATAGAGAATGACGAACAAGTCCGCAACGCAGAACAGCGCGATAAGTTGCACGAATGGCTTAAAAAGACCGTACTTCCATTGGGTGTCCCTGGCGAAAAACTGGACGTGGTCTATATCGGGACTATCCTACATTACGATAGCGTATTGAACCGCACTTTGAGCTCCAAGGCGTGGAAAACCGCCAAATTTAAAGCCTTGAAGAAAATGCCCGATGACATGGCGTTGTGGGATAAATGGGAAGATTTTTTCTTAAATGAAGGTGAAGCAGTTGCGGATGCCTTTTATTACGCCAATCAAGCGGCAATGGATAAAGGCTCAGAAGTGAGTTGGGCGGCGCGTCCGTTACTTACGCTGATGAAAATCCGCGCTCGTGATGGCCATGCCACATTTGACTCGGAATATCAAAATGACCCGTTAAGCAGTGATGACGCGATTTTTGCCAACGCCATTAAATACTGGACAGAACTGCCATCTGATTTGATTTATTTTGGTGCAGTTGACCCGTCACTCGGCAAAGCGGGGGCGAGCCGTGACCCGTCGGCGATTTTGGTGGGCGGTTATCAGCGCTCCACAGGTAAATTATATGTGGTTGAAGCAGCAATAAAAAAACGGTTACCGGACTTAATCATAGAGGATACTATTCGACTGCATATTCAATATAACTTCCTTAAATACGGTGGCGAATCTGTTCAATTCCAGGAGTTTTTGAATTCTGAAATTGTAAAACGTTCGGCGCAACGAGGTCACCCAGTCCCGGTTGTGCCAATAAAGCCGAACACAGACAAAATGTTAAGAATCGAAAGCTTACAGCCACATATGGCAAATGGACTGATTTTATTGCACCCGTCACAGACGACTTTAATAGCTCAACTACGGCATTTTCCAAAAGCCGATCATGATGATGGCCCAGACGCACTTGAAATGTTGTGGAGTCTAGCAAGGAAGTATTCCGCCCCGATTGAGTGGATAAGCTTAAACGACGAAGACTTGGGGCATGATGATTTTGATGCGGAAGATGATTTATATAGCATTTGGCGAGGATAAAAAATGAAATTTTTGGAAAAAATTAAAACATTGGTAGGCTTAAAAACAGAACCGACCCAAACCGACGAAGCAATGGTGACAGCTAATGGGCGTGTTTTATCTGACCACCCGAGCAACCGCATTACGCCGTCCAAGTTAAAAAGCATCTTAGAGGATGCGGAAAACGGCGATATTACGGCACAGCACGAGTTATTTACGGACATCGAAGAACAAGACAGTGCCATCGGTGCGAATATTCAGACGCGTAAACGAGCGATTTTGACGCTGGATTGGCGCATTGCTGAACCACGCAATGCGACACCGGCAGAAGAAAAACTCCAAACCGAAATTGACGAGTTGTTTTATCAATATCCAAACCTTGAAAACCTTCTTATGGATATGATGGACGCAGTCGGACATGGTTTTTCCGCCATCGAAATTGAGTGGAAATTGGAAAACGGTAAGTATATTCCGCATAACTTTATCCCACGGCCTCAGTCTTGGTTTAAGTTAGATAAACATGACAATTTATTATTAAAAACTCCAACCAATCCCATGGGTGAGCCATTAAGACAGTTCGGCTGGGTGGTGCATTCGCACAAGTCCCGCTCAGTGCAACTGGCGCGTATGGGATTATTCCGCACACTGGCTTGGCTTTATATGTTTAAGCATTATTCGGTGCGGGATTTTGCCGAATTCTTGGAGCTTTACGGCATGCCGATTCGTATCGGGAAATATGGTGCAGGGGCAACAAACGAAGAAAAACGCACGCTATTACGCGCACTTGCACAAATCGGACATAACGCCGCAGGGATTATGCCTGACTCTATGACCGTCGAATTGCATAATGCGGCAAATGCCAGTGCCACCAATAACCCGTTTTTACAGATGACGGACTGGTGCGAAAAATCCATTGCTCGCCTGATTTTAGGGCAAACGCTCACATCAGGCGCAGATGGTAAAAGCTCAACTAATGCGCTTGGCAACGTACACAACGAAGTGCGTCGTGATTTGTTGGTGTCTGACGCGAAACAAGTGGCGCAGACCATCACACAGCAAATCATCCTGCCTTATTTGCAGATTAATGTTGACCCTAATATTGCCTTGCACAGAGTGCCATATTTTGAGTTTGACACCAAAAAATACGACGATTTAAGCACCTTTGCGGACGCTATCCCTAAATTGGTGGGGATTGGTGTGCAAATCCCAGAAAAGTGGACGCGCGACAAGTTAGGCATCCCCGAAGCACAAGACGGCGAAGTGGTTTTAAAAGCCGTTCAAAACGATTTTAATCCAGATTTAAAATCACCGGGAAAATCTACCGCACTTTCTGCCCACGTGGTGGGGTGTCAGTGTGCGGGGTGTTTGGGTAAAGGTACGCACGTGGCGTTGTCCGCTGGCAATAAGAGCGAAACGGAACAGGATTTGTTGGATAGCTTGTTAGATAACGGCATGACACAGGTTGACTTTAACCAACAATTAGATCCAATGGTGCAAAAAGCCGTGGCGGTGTTATCAGCCTGTAACAGCTTTGAAGAAGCCAGTGATAAACTGGCGGAGCTTTACCCTGATTTAACCTCGGATGCCCACGAGCGCTATTTAACCAGTGCCTTATTCTTGTCGGATTTATTGGGGGCGTCCAATGCCGACCGCACCTAAATTCGCCATCGGCATGGAGCCGACAGAAGCCATTGAATTCCTCCGTCAGAAGAAAATGCTGGCGGGGAAAGTGTTTATTAAAGACTTACAAGACAGCGCGTTAGCCCGTGCGACGACTATTGCGCGCTTATCCAGCCTTGAAATGACCAAAGACATTTATCAGTCATTGGAAACCGCTATGCGCGAAGGCAAAGGATTTAATCAATGGAAAAAAGAATTGCTTGGTGAGTTTGAGCGCAAGGGCTGGGTATTTGGCAAGGATAAAAGTATTAGCCGTGGTATTGATGGGAATCTATTAGCCGACCCGAAAACGGGGGAATATTTCGGTACGCCGCGCCGCCTGAATACAATTTACCGGGTGAATATGCAGTCTGCTTATTCTGCGGCACGTTATCAGCGCATGCGAGATAATGTGGACAATCGCCCTTATTGGCAGTATTCCGCCGTGGGTGACGAACGCACGCGCCCTACGCATTTAGCGTTAAGCGGTAAGATTTATCGTTATGACGACCCGTTTTGGGCGACCTTTTACCCACCGAACGGCTTTAATTGTCGCTGCTCAGTGATTGCGCTTGGTGAACGGGATTTACAACGTCGTGGCATGGATAAACCGGACGACAGTTCAGAATTTTTAGTTGAAGTGGAACGCCCAGCCGATAAAGCGAGAAATCGTGAAAAAACCATTGGTTTTAAATTGCCAGACGGCACGATACGGGTGACGGATAAAGGCTTTGATTACAATGTAGGGCGATTGAACTATAAGCCGAATTTAGATCTTTACCCGGAAAAGCTGGCGCACCAGTTTGCCAAAGCAGAAATGACTGGGGCTGAGTTTAAGTTAGATTATGCTAAGTTATCCGCCTATTTAGAACCACACATCCCGCATTACCTATCTCTGAAAGGACGAAAACCACGAAGCGATCTTTTGCAGGAGTTACGTGACAAATATTCACAAAATTTCAAATTCGCTGCCGGTGTATTAAATGAGAATACAAGAATGCAAATTGGCACGGAGCTTAAGACAGTTTGGCTTTCTGATGACTCCATGGTAAAACAGATTGCTAATCGCTATGGACAGTTTGGCGTTGAAACTTATGAGAAGTTGCCGGATGTGCTTAATTCGCCCGATGAAATTAAATCAAGCAAAGGTAATCACTTTGAATTTTATAAAACGATAAATGGCGAACGGTATGTGGCGGTGGTTAAAATATTGGAGCATGTGAAAGAGCTTTACATGCAGTCATTTAGACGGGATTAATACGCACCGTTAGGTGGGACTCGGACACCCCACACATATTTCCCGGGTCTATTTCACCCCATCGTTTAGCAGTTGCCGAGAATCACTGCGACAAACGGTGCGTAACTAACTATACCGCCCTTTATTTTGAAAAGCAACGCTTATGATAGAAATCGAGATTAATAATGCGCAACAAATTGCCTCCATACTAGATAAACTAGCAAATGCCGCTCAAGACCGTACGCCACTAATGCGTAGTATTGCCGGCACAATGGAATCGGCAGTGTTGCAAAACTTTGACGTAGGTGGCCGTCCGAAGTGGCTAGGACTGAAATATCGCCAAGGCACGCCGCTAGTTGATACAGAAAATCTGATGAACAGTATCACAAGTTATTATGACAATAATGTTGCAGAAGTCGGTACGAATGAGCCTTACGCGGCAATCCATCAGTTTGGCGGTAAAGCCGGACGTGGACGAAAAGTGGATATTCCCGCCCGTCCTTTCCTTGTTTTAACCCCGCAAGACGAGGACGATATTTTGGAGGATGTGCAAGCCTATTTTCGGAGCGTAGTTAAATAAAACATAAAACCGCTCTAAATCGCGCGCATTTGCGTTTTTATGATTATAGTGGTGATTTATCGAATGATTTTTTTTAAAACGATTTAAAAGGATTTAAAAAGGTTTTAAAAATGGTTTAAGATAAAATACAACATCAAAATTCATTTTTTCAAAATTCTAACCTAGAGGGGAGTGTGGAAGACGCTCCCCTCTTTTCATTTTTTCCTATCCGTTATTCTGTTATCCGCTATTAAAGAACGAGGATAACAAACGATGCACATTAAGCCGATTGCGTTAAGTTTCGAGCTTAACAAAAAAACAAATGGGCGTATTCAGTTGTTCCCCTTTGGTCGTTTTTATTCGCAAGATGGACGCACCGAAGGTGCAGGAGGCTGGTATGTAGATGACACTAACGGCTACGCTTTGGCTGAAGACATTAATCAGCTAAAGATTAAGCTCATGATCGACTACGAACATCAAACCCTATTTATTGAGAAAAACGGCAAACCTAACCCTGCCGCAGGTTGGATGGAAACGGCGGAGTATATTTCAGGTGAAGGCATTTTTGTCGATGTAGATTGGACAAAAAAAGCCCATCAACAAATTCAAGACGGGGAATATCGTTACATTTCTCCTTTGTTTTTGACTGAGCCGGACGGCAAGGTGACGAAAGTGCTGAATGCAGCATTAACTAATCGCCCTGCTTGTCATGACTTGGCGGAAGCTGTCGCCTTTTCATCCCAATTTAATCAACATCAACACAAAAAGGACAATTCCATGCTGGAGTTATTACGCCAATTATTCGGCACGCCGGAAGCGACCGAAGACGAAATGAAACAAAAACTGACCGCACTTTCTGCGGCTAAGGGCGACAGCCCGGTGGCACTCAGTGATGTGTACGGTAAGTTAAAAGAAAAAGACGGTGAAGTCGTTGCTTTAACTGCGAAAGTCGGTGCAGAGCCTGACCCGAGCAAATATGTGCCATTATCGGCAATGAAAGATGTGCAAGACAAACTAAATGCGTTAAGCGCACAAGTACATGGCGATAAAGTCAATGACTTGATTAAAACTGCCTTATCTGACGGACGTTTATTGCCATCGCAAAAAGAATGGGCGGAAAAATTAGGTAAATCAGACATTACCGCACTTTCCGATTATTTAACCGTGGCCACCCCGAATCAGGCTTTAGCGGGCGGTCATCAAGCCAAAGATGATCCAAATAAAGGCAAACCAGTTGCATTAAGCGCAGAACAACAAGCCGCCGCAAAAATGCTTGGCATTAGCGATGCGGATTACATTAAAAAATATCAGTCTCAGGAGGCTAAATAATGTCAATCAATAAAGCACAGGTGTTAAACCACATCACCGAAGCCTTTCGTAAAGAATTTATCAAAGGCTTAGAAAACCACCCTACTCAGTGGGCAAAAATCGCTATGGAAATTTCGTCCACGACTAAAACCAATACTTACGGATTTTTAGGTAAATTCCCGAAAATGCGTGAATGGGTTGGCCAACGTCAAATCCAAAGTATGCAAGCGCAAGGCACAAGCATTACTAACAAAAAATTTGAATCAACCGTCGGCATTCCGCGCGAAGACATTGAAGATGATCAGGTCGGTCTATATACGCCAATGATGCAATTGGCGGGTCAATCTGCCGCCGAATTACCTGATGATGAAGTATTCAGCTTGTTGAAAAAAGGTAAAACTACGCTGTGTTATGACGGTCAGAACTTCTTCGACACAGATCACCCGGTGTTTGAGAAAGTGGACGGAACAGGCAACAGTACCACTCAAGTGAACTTAACAGTGGGGACAGATAACGATGCGCCAACGTTCTATATCGTGGACGCCCGTTTGCCAATTAAACCGTTAATCTGGCAAAAACGCACCGCACCGGAAATTGAGCCGAAGTTTGACCCGGCAAAATCCGAACACGTCTTCATGGAAGATGAATACTTATGGGGTGTGCGTGCCCGTGGCGCAGCAGGTTTCGGTTTTTGGCAATTAATCCACCGCGTGGAAAAAACCAAATTAACTAAAGAAAATGTGCAAAAAGTCATTAAAACCATGAAAGGGTTAAAAGGTGACGGTGGTAAGCCGTTGAACATTCAGCCGAATTTAATCTTGGTTCCGACTAATCTTGAATACGAGGCAAAAGAATTGTTTAAAACTAAACAAATCAACGGCACAACTAACATTCTTGAAAATGAATTAGATGTACTTGCCTCTCCGTTCATCAATGAATAACCAAACGGGCGGGAAACCGCCCTAGGAGTTAATAATGGCTAAGAAAAACCCAAAAGACGATGTAACGCAAGACGTGCAAACAGCACCGGATGAACAGGCGCAAACCCAAACCGAAAACGGTGCGGATAATGCCGAAAGTGCGGTAGAAAAACACGATGAATCGGACGACAAAGAAGGGCAAGTGATTGTGCCTATCGGTTATTCGATTAAATTGCGTGAAATCCATCCTCAAGCAACCTATGGTCGTTGCGGTTATCGCTTTAACAAAACCGATGAGGTTTACATCGCAGCAGATGACTTAACGGCGGAACAAACTTTAACGCTTGCGGAAGATCCTTGGTTAGAGCTTGTCCCGGTGTGTGAGGATTAAGCCATGTATGCAACGGTAAAAGATTTTGTTTTGCGCATCGGAGAGTTTCAAGCGATTCAGCTAACCGACCGTGACCGCGAAGGCGTAGTGAATGAAAGCGTGCTGACTATTGCGCTTTCAGATAGCGCAAGCCAAATCGACGGTTATTTAAGTGCACGTTATCGCTTGCCGTTGCCGACAATTCCGCAAAATCTCACTCGCATTTGTTGTGATTTAACCCGTTACCGCTTGGCAAGTATGTCAGAAGTGACGATTACTGACGAGATTATCACGCGCTATAAATTGAGTTTGAAAGAGCTTGAAGACTTAGCGGCGGGAAAAATCTCCCTCGGTATTGACATTGAAGACGACCAACAAAGTGATGGCAATGTGGTGATGTTTACTAATCCGAACAATAGGATTTTTGGTCGTGATAACCGAAATTGAAAATGCACTGGTTGACCGCTTAACACGTGGTTTGGGACAGCTTGCCAACACGGTGAAAAGCTATGGCGGTGAGTTGGACGACGAAAGCCTTGGCACGGGGCGTTTGCCTATGGTGTTGGTGACGTTCGGTGGCGCACGAATTGAGCCGATGGGAGTGCGCGGTACAGCGTTTCGCACCTCTGCTAAATTTGTGGTCATTGTGGCGGTGCGCTCATTGCGCAGCAACCAAGCTGCACGACAAGGCGGGGTGGATAAACGCGAGGTTGGTGCGAATCAGTTGATTTATGCGGTACGCCGCTTGCTGGATACGCAACGCTTGGGCGGATTAGTTAAGCCGTTAAAACCGCTGGCGATTCGGACGTTGTTTAACAATGCACAATTTCGCACTGAAAAAGTCACGGCGTATGCCATCGAGTATGAAGCCGTGTTTGATGATGTTGCACCACTTGAAGATGGTTTGTATCCGGAAAAAACACAAGACCCGACAAGTCCTGATTTTGTGTTTACCCATTATGCGGCCGAACTCTCCCCGGCGTCGCCAACCCTCGAGCAGGTGGACGGCAAACTGTATGACCCGAACAACAATGCCGAGGTCGGCTTTAGTGTAAAAACAAAGGATAAAAAATGATTGTAAAAGCAGCCCCAGGGGTGAAAGTCCCTTTAGAAAATCAGCCGTATGCCTACATTGAGCAGGAGCCGGTTGAAGTGGATGATTCTTTTTATTATCAGCGTCGTATTGCTGATGGTGACTTAATCGAAGTGCAACCAACCCGCAAGCAAAGAGGTGCAGGCAATGACTAACATTGAATTTGAAAAAATCCCGAATAGCTTACGCAAACCGGGTGTTTATACCGAATACAACGCCAAAGGCGCAGTAACTACACTGCCGACTAACGAGCAGGAAGTGCTAATTGTTGCGCCAATGGTGGGCGGTGCGACGGCATTTACCCAACCGGTGCGTGTGTATTCCGACCTTGACGCGGCGCAGGCATTTGGTGCAGGTTCGTGGGCGCATTTAATGACCCGCATGGCGATTACTAACAACTCCCTCATCCGTTTATCTGTGATGGGTTTAGCGGATAGTTCTTCCGGCGTCGCGGCAAGCGGTAGTTTGGTGTTGACTGGAACCGCCACCACCCAAGGCGTTATGACGGCAACCATTGCCGGTATTGACTACAAAGTCGCTGTGGCAAACGGCGAAAAAGCCAAAGATGTTGCCGCCCGATTAAACGCTGTGATTAACGGTGCGACAGATTGCCCGGCAACGGCATCTGTGAGCGAAAGCACGATTACGCTTACTGCAAAATGCAAAGGCGCCATCGGCAATGAAATTAATTTAACCGCAACAAACACGGCTAAAGACATGACATTGTCCGCAACCGCTTTTGCCAACGGCGCAGAAAATGCGGATTTAGCCCCTGCATTAGCAAGTGTTGCCGGTACGCATTATCACATCATTATTTCGCCGTTTGCGGACGACAAAAATGCAAAATCCTTGCGCGAACACTTGGAAGCCGTGTCCGCTCCGCTTGAGAAGAAACCGGCTATCGGTGTGTTGGCATGGCGCGGCAGTATGGCGACCGGCACAACTTATACCGAAAAAATCAATAGCGAGCGTATCACTTGTGGTTGGTACAAAGGCGCGATTGAATCTCATGCCTTGATTGCTGCCGGGTATGGCGCAGTGATTTCAGGCGAAGAAGACCCGGCACGTCCGTTAAATACCCTTGAAATTAAAGGCTTGACGGAAGTTGACCCGACACAAACCCCGTTATTGACTGAAGCGAATCAAGCGTTATATCACGGTTTAACCACGATTACCGTTGTAAATCATCGTGTCCGCATTATGCGCGCAATCACGACTTACACCAAATCGGCAACTAATACGGATGACCCGAGCTATTTGGATTTAACCACGATTCGTACGCTAGATTATGTGCGTAAAGCCATTGAGCAACGTATTGAGTTGCGTTTCCCACGCGCGAAATTATCCGCCCGTACGCCGGACAAAGTACGGTCTGAAATCCTAGATGTTTTATTGCGTTTGGAAAACGAAGAAATCTTGGAAAACGTGGCGCAGCATAAAGCGAAATTGTTGGTACAACGCAACGGTGTTGACCCGAACCGCTTGGATTGTGTCATCCCGACCGATGTGGTGAACGGATTGCATATTATCGCCAACCGTGTTGATTTAATTTTATAGGAGGCATAGATGGCTCAAGAATTTGCTAGTCTTGGCATTGTCGAAGTGGACGGTCAAGAGATTGACTTAACCAAGTTAGATGTGCGTGTTACCACCGGTCGCAAGCCGGTGAAAACCATCAACCGCAAAGGACGCGTGAAAGGCTTTGCGAAAGGCATTACCGAATATGCGTTGTCACTCACTGTTGTGGTGCCGTTAAACGCGGTAGAGCCTGATTGGGATAACGTGACAGATGCCAAAATCACGGTGGAAGAAGAAAACGGTAAACGAATCTCATACATCGGCTGTTTTACCACCGAAACAGGCACAAGCTATACCGTAGATAGTGAAGAAGTGCGCGATTTGCAAATGGTCGCGTTAGACAAGGTTGAAGAATAATGAAAATCCGTTTGAAACTTGGCGTGCTGTATAACGGCACGCTACATCATGACGTGTTAGTCAAAATTTTGACCGTGGGTGGTGAATGCCAAGCGTTGGAAGTTATCAGTGACCTTGGGTTAAGCGAAAAAGAAACGTTAAACACATCGGAACAAATGCTGGTTGACTTAGCGTATCTTGCACAGCAAGTCGAGTTTGACGGCATACCGCGTGAGGCGGTGACTCCGGCATTCTTGTTGGATAACCTTGCCACTGATGATTATGTGTTGATTAACTATGCAATCAATCAATTGCGAAAAAAGCGCACGGGCGTTTCGGCAGACCAAGAGACGGCAAGCGAAGCGTAAAAAAACGCAATATCAGCGAGGTGTGGCAGGCGTATGAAAACTACCGCTCGGCAACGATTTTGCTGGGTAAGTTTGGATTTACTGCGCAAGCCGTCTGGAATATGTGTCACGCGGAAGTCAGCGCATGGATTAACAGCTATTTAGCGAGTCAAGGCGCGAAAACCCAACATAATACCGACGAATCTACGACGTCCTATACATTTAAGCGTCGTAAAAATAAGGGGGCGTAATGCCCCTTTTTTATTGCTGTTAAATTACGTTTAAACAAGGTTTAAAAATGGCAAATATGGATCTCTCTTTAACACTCAAAGCGAAAGACTACGCCAGTGGCGTGGTGAAAAGCGTGGAAAACAGTGTTAGCAAATCAACCAAAAATATCGAAAATCAAGCCCAACGCAGTGCCACCACGCAACAAAGAGCGATGCGTCAAACGGCACAAGTGACGGAACAAAGCTACCGCCAAATCCAACAAGCGGCACGCAATCGCGAAATGCTGGGGGTGCGTAGTGAGCGCAGTATCCAGAGCGAAATCAACCGCACCCGCGTGGCATACGACCAATTAAAACGCAGTGGCATTGCTTCCGGGCGTGAATTAGACCGCGCCGCTGTGGCGACAAAACGCCGTATTGCGGAGTTAAACGCGGAAATGGGCAAAGTCTCCATGGGGCAACGGTTAGGCAACATCGGGCGTGGCGTTGCTGGTTTGGTTGCAGGCGGAACAGCGGCGGGTATGGTGCTGGCGCAACCGATGAAAAAGCAAATGGATTACGACCGAGCCCTTGCGATGACCTCCAACACCGCATTCGCCGAGCGTGATGTGGCGGGGCGCATTGCAGGTAAAGCAGAGCTAAATAATGCCGTAAAAAGCGCAGTAGAAATCGGTGGCGGAACGAAGGAAGATGCTTTGGGCGCATTGGATACTATGCTTGCTAGTGGCGCAGTAAAAGCCGATACCGCTATGAAATTATTACCAACGCTACAAAAAGGCGCGACGGCAACGGGCGCAAGTACCGATGATTTGGCGAAAATCGCCATTTCGGCGATGCAGCAGTTTGACATCGGCGAAGATAAAATCGGCGAAGTGTTAGATAAAGCCGTTGCAGCAGGTCAGGCGGGTAACTTTGAATTAGCGGATATGGCGCGTTGGTTACCTCAACAAATGGCGGCTGGGAAATCTGCCGGTTTAAAAGGTATGTCGGGGTTTGAGGCATTATTGGTCGCCAACCAACAGGCGCGTGTAACTGCCGGAACATCAGATGAAGCGGGAAATAACTTAGTCAATTTACTTGCAAAATTAACATCAAAAGAAACCTCAGACCGCTTTCGAAAACTCGACATAAAAGGCAAGGATGGTAAAGACCATGGGGTGGATTTTATCGCCTCAATGGAAGCTCAGAAGAAAAAAGGTAAAAACTCCATCGAAGCCTTTATGAGCATTATGGATCAGGTGATTGGTCAGGATGGTAAGTACCAGGCTCTGCAGAAAAAACTTAAAAGCGCTAAAAAAGAGGATCAAGCTCAAGTCTTAAACGAAATGACGAACTTGGTGGAAGGCACAGCAATCGGGCAAATCATTTCAGACCGCCAAGCATTAATGGCGTTATTGGGTATTCGTAACAACGTGAGCCTTGGTAAAGAAGTGAAAGAAAGCCTGGATAAAAGCGAAGGTGCGGTGGATACCTCTCATGCGGTGATTAAAGATACCAACAGCTACAAAGTAGAAGACGCAAAAAATAACGTAGATTTCGTACAAATGGAAGGCATGAAGGGCTTTAATGATGCCTTGGGTGATGTAAGTGTGAAAATTGCCGAATATGCCAAAGCTTATCCTGACTTAACAGGCAAGATTGTGACTGCCGGTACCGTAGTCGCCGCATTAAGCGCAGCCGCTATTACTGCGGCAGGGTCTTTGCGATTATTAGGAGGCAAAGGCGGTTTGGGACTTGGTGTTGGTGATGTCTTGAGTAAAGGTGCGGGTGTAACCGGTTCGGCTGGTGGCGTTGCAACTGCGGCGAATACATCAAAAATGGGACGTCTTGCTAAGTTTGGGCGAGGCAGTTTGCCGTTGTTAGTTTTTGGCGCAATGCTTGAAGGGTCGGAAAATTACGCCCCTTATATGGCAAAACAAGAAGAAAGACAAGAAACCTTGGATGCCGCAACAAAAGACGAAAAACAAAAGTTCTATGCAGCAGCCTATCCAAGCAAATCGGTGTTTCAGTATGCCCCGCCTGTCCCTACGCCTGAAAAGTCAGTTTGGTCTTTAGCGAGTGGCGGTTATGCACTTGGTGATGCCGCTAAACGAAAAGAGATTGCCGACGAACGCTTAAAGCGAGGCACATTAACACAAGATGAGTATAACCGCCGTGTGCAAGTACCTGACTATAAAGCTGAATTTCAGCAATTAGGCACAACCATCAGCGAAGGGATGAAACAAGCGGTGGAAAGTCAAAATTTCACCATTCAAAATCAAATTCGCGTGGACTTAGACGGTCGGACAATTGCCGAAAACACGTCCGAAAACCAATACCGAGAACTTAAACGGGGGTAAAAATGAAAGGTTGGACAATGCCAATCCAGCAGGCATCTTATCGCGGTGTGCGGTTTGATGTGGTAAGTGTGGATGATAACTTAGAGCGCGCCACCATTACGCATGCGTATCCATTCGTAAACGGGGGCGATATTGAGGATTTAGGTTTAAATCCGCTCACCATCCAACTGCAAGCCGTGTTTTATGGTGAGGGGTATTACACCGATTTTAAACGCTTTTTATCCGCCCTGGAAAAACAAGGTGCGGCGGTATTGGTGCATCCGATTCGTGGTCGCTTGCAAAATATGCTTTGCACCTCGGCTTATTTTCACCATGAAGCGGATTTTGTGGATTATGTCACAGTCAGTTTAAGTTTTCAGGAAGCCACTCCGGCAAAACCGATCTTCTTGTTTAACTTTTCTGTGCTTGGTTTGATTGATGAGTTATTAACTAAACTAGAAGACTTGGTAGATGATGTATTAGAGCTGTATGGATTCTTTATGGAGGGGATTTCTTTCGCAGCTAATGTCAAATCACGTTTATTAGGCTCGTTTGGTGCGCTTTACGGCTGTTTTGAGCAGGTGCGCGATATGTTTGATATGGACAAGAAAAAGCACGTTATTTCCGCCAATACACCATCATCAAAAGACGCATTCAGACAACAAGGTGGCAATGCCGTGCGTGAGATAGCGAGCATGATTCGCGATGGCTTAACGACCATTGCCAACCGTGACGACTTAACCGTGCGAGCAAAATTTGATGATGTCACTCGCACCGTAAAAAGCCTATTAGAAATTGCACCGAATTTAAGCAATGGCAAAAACAGCAAATCAAATACCTTGAAATCATTAACGTCATCCTTGACGGCGCAAGACACTAAAGAAATCTTCTGCGCTGTGCAGTTGTTGGCGACGGTGAATGTGTTGAAAATCGCCACTCAGTTTATTGAGGACGATTCGTTAATTCCGTCCGAAATTGATTACATCGTGACGGAATCGCGCTTGCAAGCCTTGGCAGCGTTGAATACCGTGCGTGCGTTAGTGCAGGCTGAGCAAAACGCGATGACATTAAATTACGTTAAAGATGATTTTGGTTTGATGTCATTAAGTGTGAAAAAACAAACAGACGCAAGACAACTGCAAACACCAAATACGGGGCTTTATACTCAGGCTTACAAAACGGCAGAAAAACTGCGTCAACAAAGCCATAAATTAACGCAGTTAGCCTTGGCAGCGATTAATCGCAAGCCCCCATTAATTATTCGCACAGCGGAATTTGATAGCACAATCCAGCAGGTAGCTCATGCTTTTTATGGCGACTACACACGCGCTGGTGAGCTGTTGCGCCTGAATCCGCACATCCGTTACCCGAATTTTATTGCACGAGGTGAGGTACTTAATGGCTACGCAAAATAACGGCTACCAGTTTAACAATGAGATTGTGGTTGAGATTGACGGCAAACAGCACAAAAACTGGAAAAGCTACGACATTGACAGCGATTTTTTGATTCCTGCGGATGCCTTTAATTTCAGTATTGGCGTGCCGTCAGACAATACTGTTTTAGCGGATTATTCAGGCAAAACGGCAAAAGTGCTGATTAACGGTGAGCTTGTACTGACGGGCATTGTTGACACTACACAACATTCTATTTCAAAAACCGACCGCACTTTTAGTTTAAATGGGCGCGACAAAGCGTCTATTTTAGTGGATTGCTCCGCACCGATTACCAATGTTAAAGGTTTGACGGTGTTAGATGCGATTAAAAAAATAGTGGAGCCGCTAGGCATTAAAAAAGTCGAATTGCGTGCCGAATCTAATCCAACGTTAGATAAAGTTGACATCGACATTGGTGAAACCGCGTGGAATGCACTTATCCATTGTGCTAATTCGGCGGGGTTGCACGCATGGTTTGATCCTGCCGGCACGTTGATTGTGGGCGGTGCGGATTACTCTACGCCTCCGGTGGCGACATTGTGTTGTGCGAAAAACGGCAAACGCAACAATTTCACGCAGGCAAGCCTAACTACCGACGTGTCGCAAAGCTTTTCAGAAATCACGTTTTTGGCGCAACGGCACGGGCGAAGCGGTGATGACAATAAAAACGATCTGAAATGGGTGTTTAAAGATGATGCTGTTGAGACCTACAAACCGAAAACCGTGATTGTGCCGGATGTGGAAAACTTAGAAGCTCTGAAAAAATGGGCAAAGAAATACATTTCGGACAGTATTTTAAACAGTTTTACTTTGACGATTACCGTGCCTGACCACAAAACGCAGGACGGTGTGTTGTGGACGCCTGGGCAACGGGTGCATGTGATTTGCGAAGAATACGACATTGACGCGATTTTCTTTCTGATGGGTCGCCGTTTTGCCTTAAGCCGGCAAGGCGGTACAACCACGGAACTACGCTTAAAACAAGACGGTGTGTGGACGCCTGACGCTTATGCGAACAAATCTAAAGAGGCACGTAAGCGAAAAGGTAAAAAAAGCAAGAAAAAGAAAGGCGATTTAATTGTATTAGATGGGGATTAATATGCGACGACTAGGACAGGCAATAAGACAACAAGCAGAAACCGCCTTGGGCGCAGTACGCCAAGCCTTTCGCGGAAAGTTGAATTTAGTCAAAAGTGCGGACAATATCCAAAAAGTGCAGGTGTCCGGATTGGCAGATGAAACCTTACAAGACGTGGAATTGATGCAACAATTCGGCTTAACGTCTGTGCCGCCTGCGGGAACGCAAGTGGTGGTATTGCCGATGGGCGGGGAGACAACCCACTCCATCGTGATTGCCACGGAAAACGGTTCTTTTCGGGTTAAAAATTTAAAATCGGGTGAGACCGCTGTTTATGACGAAAGCGGAAGCACGATTATTTTAAAACAAGGTCGATTAATCGAAATTGATTGTGATATATTAAAAATAACCGCCACGACCAAAGTTGAGATCAGTAGTCCGATTGTTGAGACAGACCATGTGTTTACTGCGCAAGGTCAAATCAACGGCAACGGTGGCATGGCCGTTCAAGGCGGTTCTGGTGCGTCATTTACCGGTAACGTAACGCAAACAAAAGGTAGCTTTACTACTGATGGCGACGTGACTGCCAACGGTAAATCCCTTGTCAGCCACACCCACCCCGGGGATAGTGGTGGCGTGACCGGAAAACCTATATAAATGAACTTAAGGCGGTGTGGAACTCTCTCCCCGCCTTTTTCTTTCCCCTTTCTTTTACTCTGCCCGCATGGACAGAGAAATCAGCCCGCTTACCGGGGACTATACAAATTCGCATATCAGTACACTGCAAAATGCTGTGTATATCAGACTGACTACACCTTTAGGCTCGTGGTGGGCAAATGGGCGTGTAGGTTCTCTGCTCCATACTATTCAGCGAGAAAAGGATTTAAGCCGTGTGGGCATGTTGGCACAACAATACGCCGAAGAGGCATTGCAACCGTTACTTGATGACGGTCGAGCCAGCAAAATTGTTGTTACTCACGAACAACCACACAACGGCAGAGTGATTCTTTCTATTTCTGTAACCGACAGCCGGGGCGAACAATACACTTTTAAACACCCCGTAAACGTCATTTAAAAGGTGTTTAAATCGTGTTTATCGTGCCAACTCTCGAAGAAATCCGTGCCAGTATTCTGCGGGATTACCAAACTTATTATCCAAATGCCGACACGTCCGAAGACAGTGACGCTTATGCACGTGCCAGTAGTTTGGCCGCCTGTGCAGAAGGGATTTATGCACATCAAAAATGGCTAATTAAACAGTTTTTCCCTGACACTGCCGACACTGCATTTTTGGAGAAACACGCAGGATTACGTGGTTTACGTCGTCGTAACGCCACTTATGCAGCAGGCAAAGGCGCCACTATTAGCGGCAATCCTGATGCTGTAATTGCCGTAGGGCTACAAATCAAAACTGAAGATGGGCGTTTTTATGAGACAACCGAAAGTGCGGTGATTTCCTCCGGTGGCACTGCGGTTGTTGCGGTGCGCTCCCTTGCTACGGGCGCAGCGCAAAATATTAAAACCGCTATAAAAGGATCGTTTATGGCGGCGCCAGTTGGCGTGAGCACGGATGTTGTATTAAATGATGTGGTTGGGGCGACCAATGCCGAAAGCGATAGTTCATTGTTGGAGCGTTTGCTTAATAAAATCCGCCGACCCGCAGCAGGTGGCAATAAATACGATTACAAAGACTGGGCGTTAGAGGTGGATGGCGTTGAACAAGCGTATGTTTACCCGCTACGCCGAGGGCTTGGCACAGTAGATATTGCGATTACGGCCGATAATGGCGTGCCAAGTGATGACACTGTACGCCGCGCACAAGAATATATCGACCAAGAGCGCCCGGTAACCGCAAAAGAAAGCAAAGTCGTTAAACCAGATGTAACAAAAGTCAATTTTAACATCCAAGTGAAAATCAGTGGTGTGGCATTAAATGACATTAAAACCGCTATTCGCAATGCTCTGACTGATTATTTTAACGGTTTGATTCCGGGCGATGACTTGATTGTGTCGCAATGCGAAGCGGTGGTGAGTGATTTAATCGGCGTGGTTGACCGCCGTTTTGTTGCCCCGAATACCAACCGCAAAGCGGACATTATCAACAAAATCGAATGGTTCCGCCTTGGTGATGTGAATGTAACGGAGATGGCCTAATGCAACATGCTAACGTGCTAAAACAGCTTTATCCGCCGGTAAGTTACAACATCAACGGAGAACATTTTATCGCACAATGCGAAGTGGACGGCAATGCGTTTGACCGTTTACAACAAAGTGCGGTGGAAATTTTAAGCGTTATCGAACCAGCCACATCAAACCAAATGTTAGCCGATTGGGAACGCATTTGTGGGATTAAAACGGATTTAAGCAAATCTTATCAAGAGCGCGTTAAACGAGTCATCGTGCAACTTAATGCCGTGGGTGGCTTGTCTATCCCATACTTTACGCGCATCGCCGAAAGTATCGGTTATCAAATCCAAATCAAAGAGTTTTCGCCGCTACAAAATGACCTGCCTAATCCCGGTGACTTAGTGAAATTTCGCAATGAGCCGCGTGAGAGCTTGATTTATATGTGGCGGGTGACGGTGTTAAACGGTGACGACAATATTGTGTATTTCCGCGCTGGAAGTTCGTTTGCCGGTGATCACCTAGTCGAATTTGGTGATCCGATAATTGAAGAGTTCTTCAGAGACTTAAAACCCGCTCATACATACTGTTACTTTGCATATCAATAGAGACCAAAAAAAATGAAAACGTTACTACCCGAAATTAATTCCGCTGACAAGCGCTTTCATGCCGGTAATCCCGCAACAGGTGAGCAAGGCACACGCGTGACAGACACGTGGCTTAACGACGTTCAAGACCGTGTGCGAGACGTGCAAGCGGAAGCGCATTATGTGTTACAAAAAGCGGGATTTACCCCGAAGGCAGAAACACAAACGCAGTTATATCAAGCGATTGTGAAAATCATTGATGATAACAGAAAGTCCGCCAGCACAACGCAAAAAGGCGAGGTGCAACTTTATTCCGGCTATGATTCGGAATCAGAAGAAATGGCTGCTACACCTAAGGTCATTAAAATCCTGAAAGGCTTTATTGATTCGGTTGTACGTAGTTTGACAAATTACATCCCCAACAGCAAAAAATCATCAGCCGTTAACAGTAATAGCTCAGACACAGTGGCAACAAGTGCGGCTGTTAAAATGGCGAATGATAACGCTAACGACCGCGTAGCCAAATCGGGCGATACGATGACAGGCAATTTGTCTCTTAAACAAGGCAATTATAGTGGCCTTAATGTATACAACAATGATGGCTATTATACTCGACTTGAGGGTAATCCTCACAATGCCAATAACTTATTGACATTTGTTTATCGAACACCACAAGGCGCCAACATAGCCTCCGTAGGTTTTCCCAAAAAAAATGGCACAATCGCTTATATTGATGATGTAGTTCTTAAAAGCGGTGATTCTATGACTGGTATTTTGTATTCCGTGGGCATTTCGTCCAAACATTATGGGTATGGCGCCTATGATCATCAATATACAAGCGGTGCCCCGTTTTTAGTTAACGCCGAAGGGTCGCAAAACCGTGATACATATCATCCATTTGTCAAAGGGTTGGTGCGGTCAAAAGGACGTTATGGCGCAGGGTTTTCTTTTGGTTACACAACTAAACAAGGTGCAGGTGATGGCTTTGGGCGAGGAATTATTAATCTCATTGAAGATAACGGTACAAGTAAAAATTGGGGCTTCGAACATAATGGCGACTTTTATTCTGCCGGTGATATTAGAACATCGAGTGGTAAGTCTTTAAATACTGCCGTACAGCTCAGTGATTATCGCTCTCAATGGGGACAGACAGGATGGGTTAAATTGCCTAATGGGCTAATTTTACAATGGGGGAAGACACCAGTAATTCATGATGAAAATAGCACCGATATTGTTTTCCCAATCGCATTCCCGAATAAGGTTTTAAATATTCAGTTGACCGAAAATCAAATGCGTACCGTTGCAGCACATGCCACACACTTGGCAGCGCTTAATGTAACTAATTCAAAATTCACATTCAAAATTAATTCCACTTTGCCTATTGATTCATCGGCGGATTGGTTTGCTATTGGATATTAATGAGGTTTAAAAAATGTATTTTTACGACAAAACCACAAATGGATTCTATATAGAGGGTTTACACGAAATTCCTCAAGGCGCGACGGGAATTAGCGAAGAAACCTACCGCACTTTATTAGATGGACAAGCCGCCGGTAAGCAAATTATTGCCAATAAGCAAGGTAATCCAGTTTTAGTTGACCCACAACCAAGTGACGCACATGAATTAAATCTTGATACGCTGACGTGGGAAATTTCAGGCGAAAAACAAACCGCACTTTTAACAGAAAAGCGCAACCGCCTAATCGAGCAAATTGACAGCCACGCGGCAGCAATTTATAGCACTTGGACACGGTTTGAAAGCGAATACCGTGAACGTCAAGCAGCAGCTGAAGCCTACAAATCCGCAAATTATGAAGGGGACTGTAGTCGTTATATCACCGATTTTGCTCTACGTGCTGGGTTGGATAATAAGGCTGCGACAAATCTTATCTTAATGCAAGCTGCTGGGCTGGAGAAACTACTGGTTGAGCTGGCTAACCAGCGCATGCGCAAGTATGAGCTCAAAGCACCTAATCTCAAACTTGAGCAAATGCAGTCAATCTATGATGACATCATCAAACAAATGGATCACTTAATGGAGGCGTATAACAATGGCTGATAAGGTTTATTTAGCACTTTACAAACACAAACGCTCTTTCCTTAAAGAACCGCTTAAAGCGATCGCAGATGCAATAACGCGCTTTCTAACAAAAGGTAAATACTCCCATTGCGAGCTGGTTATTGCACAGATTAACTTCACTACTGGTCATCACTACGAATACGAGACAATATACCAGTGTTTTTCATCATCTGTGCAAGATGGTGGTGTTCGTCGCAAAGAAATTGACGTTATGGACGGCAAGTGGGATTTAATCGAACTACGCAACGTAGATCCAAATCAAATTGTGAATTATTTCGACTGGACAAAAGGCATGAAATACGACTGGTGTGGTGCTATCGGTATAGTACTTGGTATCAAACAAAAACGGTCGAAATATTTTTGTTCTGAATGGTGCTATAACGCATTAAATCAAGGTAACCAAGACGGATGGCGATTTAGTCCGAATGATTTGGCAGTGATTTTTAAAAGAGGATAAATAACATGAAAATCGGTGACACAATAAAATTACGTAACGGCAATGCTGGCACTATCGTCTATGAGAGCCCATTTGGCAAATTATTAATCGTTGAG